AACCACTTGCTGCACCTGAAGATTCTCTAAAACCACCAGCACCTGCTCCACCTGCTCCATTACTATTAGCAGCACCTCCGCCACCACCGGCAACCACCATATAATCTACTGTTGATGAACCACAGGCATTACCTGCATTTGATACACAAAAAGTACCAGGGCCTGTAAAAGTATGAATTTTAAAATTTCCAACCGTTGTAATAGTACCACCTGTTGCTGTTACGTATTGTGCATTTGAAATATCGTCTGATTGTGCAGAAATAGTTGGACGCCAACCTTGTGTTCCATCAACATAAACTAAAAAAATTGATCCTCCTTCTATATCAAGTATAGCGTCTAATGCTTGTCCTTTAATATTAGATCCATTTCTAGCGATTGTAATGTTATTGGTATCTGCAGTGTTTGCATAATCTTTAATGGCTACAATATCACCAGCCGAAGGTGAACTAGGAAGCGTTACCGTAATTGCTCCAGATGTGGTATTTACAAAAAAACCACTTTTTGATGTAGCTGTAAAATTTGAAGTTTTAGCTGTGGTATTCCAAGTAACAGAACCAATGTCACTGTAGGTCCCTTGATCTAACATTGTAGTTCCACATGAATTTATACTCATTATGAATCTCCAATTTTATCTAATCTTATTTTGAATTTTTCACCTGATTTATTATTAGTAATAAATATATCATTACTACCTTCTTGAAGAGTCCAGTTTCCTTTAGTTCCGTCTACATTATTTCCTTGATCTTTTGATTCATTAGATAAATGTAAATCTCCAGTGAATACGTTTCTCCATACATTTCCAGATGCCCCTAAATCAAATGCATCATTTGAACCAGGTAAAATATTACCCGAAGCTGTTATAGCTCCTGAAGTAATAGTTCCTGTAGTAATATTACCTAAGTCCGCTGTAATATCTACAATATTAGTTCCGTCTGAATATAATATTTTAAAACCTTTATCTGTAGTTGCCCAAGTTGCTCCTGTTCCTGAACTTGTTTTAAAAGTTACAGTGTGTGCTCCTGTTGTAGCATTTTCTATAAGATAAGTTTTTTCTATCGAATCAGGTATTGTTACATTAACATTACCAGATATAGTTCCAGTTAATTTTATAACTTGATTTTTACCGTTAGATATTACACCATTTGAAAAAGTTAAAGTTGCACCTGAAGTAATTCCAATTGCCTCAAAACCACCTATTGCTTGTTCTAAGATAAGTAAATTAGTATTTGTAATCTGTCCCCAAGTTCCTGAATTTTCTCCAGTTTGTTGTACAGTTAGTTTTAAATTAGCTGAGGTTGCATTTGCCATATTTTAAATTCCTTAAAATTTTATTATATTTATATTTTTAATTAAAATCAAGCCACTTCTCTCCAACCAGGAGGATCAACAGGAGCGCTTCCTGCATTAACTTTGCTCCATATTACGTTTTCAACACTTCCTAAAGATGTTGTCATTTCAATTCCTGTTGGTTTTGCTACTGAATCAGTGGCTGTAGCTTGACCTTCTTGTATGGTCATTATCTGACCAGTTAAATCTACTAATGTATTAGCGTCTAAAGCGGCTGTACCAAGTGCAGCTGCCATAGCTTGACCAGATAAACTAACATCTACATCAATAACAACTCCTTCATTACCTTGATTAGCAGCAAGAGCCTGACCGGTTAATGCAACGTTTGCATCACCTGTTAAAGAAACACTTCCTAAATTTGAACTTATCTCCTGACCGGTAGGGAAAGCTTTAGTGACTATGCCCCCTTCTGCACTTCCCAATGTTGAAGTTAAAGCTTGACCTGTAATAGATATGTCTGCGTTTGCAGTTGTTGAAACAGAAGCTAAGTTAGAACTTAAAGCTTGACCTGTAACATTTATTAAACTATTGGCGTCTAATACAGCTGTACCTAAAGTAGCAGACATTGCTATTCCAGTTACAGAAGTAACTACATCAATTACAACTCCCTCATTACCTTGGTTAACGGCAAGAGCTTGACCTGTTACGGCAACATTAATGCTTTGTGATCCAGTTGCAGCAAAAGGACTTTCTGCAAAAGTTGTTATACCGAAGGCCATGAGCTACTAAACCTCTTCTAATTTGAACTTATATTTTTTGCCTGATTTATTATTAAGTATGTAAAGATCTTCAGCACCCTCTTGAATAGTCCAGTTACCTTTAGTACCATCAATAGCATTACCTTCAGATTTTGACTCGTTAGATAAATGTAAGTCTCCAGTAAATACGTTTTGCCAAACATTTCCAGAAGCACCTAAATCATGACTATCATTAGCTCCTGGAACAATATCTCCAGTTACTGTTAATGTAGATCCATCAAAAGTCATGTTTGCTTCACCATTCATGGCATCTGCACCAGTTGCAGTTATTACTCTGTTGTTTGATCCGTTTGTCATGAAGTCAGAAACATCAACTGAGATTGCATCAGTTGCAACATCGATACCTGTCCCTGCTCCAACATTTAATGTTACATCACCTGAAGTTCCACCACCTGTTAAACCTGAACCAGCAACAACTGAAGTTATATCTCCAACTGTTGGAGTTTGAAAAGTAACTGCACCTGATCCATCAGTCGTTAAAACTTGGTTAGCAGATCCATCAGCATTTGGAAGAGCATATGCACCATTAATAGTTAAAACTCCATCTGATGCTATTGCTATTGCATCTGAGTCAGAAGCTGAACCTATCGTACCACCATCTGCAATTTTTATTCCTGCATTAAATGTAGCTGCACCTGCAGCGGACATATCTAAGCTTAATGCTGTAATTTCAGAACCACCATCACTTCCTTTAATAAATATATCAGCGTCTGAATTATTATTTTTAATTACTGCATTATTTGATCCACCATGTTGTAATCTTAAAAACTCTGTTGCACCATCTTGTAAACTTATTATAGAACCATCAGCATTTACAGTAATATCACCAGCTGCGTCTAGAGTAATATTTCTACTTGAAGCAACTGTTAAATCAGTTCCATCACCTACTATATTTTCTCCAGCATCCCCAAATATTATTTTTTTGTCATTTGCTAAAGTTACATCACCAACAGTTGTTAAATTTCCAGAATTATCTCCACTAATCCAAGTTGTAGTTGTTGAACCATCATAACCAGCAATTCTTAAACTTCTATCACCGTCTGCTGCAGCTGCATCCACACTACCTATAATTACGTTACCTGCACCTTCTGTAATATTATCTCCAGCAGAATGTCCTACTAAAATATTATAATCAGCATCAGCGTTATTCATTGCTGTACCAGCATTATAACCTACTGTAGTATTTCCAGTTCCATTTGCTAATAATCTTGATGATCGTCCACCAAGAGCAGTATTTTCACTTCCACTATTATTAACTGTTAAGGCATCCTGACCCACCGCAACGTTTTGATTACCAGACGCTAATGCACTCAAAGCTCCAAATCCCACGCCAACATTATTATCTGCAGTTACTAAAGCATCCAATGCTGTTACACCAACCCCAACATTTCCTGTAGCATTATTTAAACTGCCAGTAGTTGAGTGGCCAACTAAAATTGAATTTCCAAAATTAGAACCTATAAATTTACCTGGTACAAATTTACTTGCAGGGAGAGTACAGAAAACATCTTTAGTACCTGCAGAAAAATCTACTGCAGAATCACTATTTGATGATGAGAAAATTGTGGTTCTAGATAAAGTATCTGGAGAGGCATCAGTTACTGTTCCTTCACCAACCTCAAACTCACCGTTTTCATTTACGATTGAATAAAAAGTTGTATTAGAATCACCAATACCTGCAACAAATGTTTCGAAACCTAAAACGGCTCCTGCTAAATTTATTGTGCCTGTGCCTGTACTTGTAGAGGTTTCCTTAACTCTATCATTTACGACTAACGCCATTTAAAACTCCTATTATCCAGAGATTCTTAATATAGCTGCTGAAGTCGTTGCTGCTGGAAACTGTATCGTAAAAGTTCCTGATGTAGCTGTTTTATCTGCTCCAAAATCTAAAACTGCAACTGCTGCATTAGTAACTGCAGAAGATGTGTTGTAGATTAATGCACCTCTAGCTGTCAACGTTACACCTGTGAATGATAAATCAGCGAAGTCAACGAATGCAACACCTTTACCTGTACCGGTTCCAATGTTTGTACTTTGACCTGTTAATGGATCACCACCCGCTGCGTAAGTTCCAGTGTTACTAACTTCATTAGTTGCACTGTAAGCAGTAGTTGTTGAGTTTAGAGTAGCTGAAGAAGTATAAAGAGCTAATTTAAAAACATCACCACCAGATGATTTAAAGTTTACATCACCTTCTAGTAATTGTTTTTTAAAAGCATTTGCGATCGCTTGTGTTATAGCCATAGTTTATCTCCTATTTTTTTCCTATTCGAGGAACACCACTTTGGTATTCATCTTGTCTTCGTCTTCCCATTTGTTCTAAAGAAAAGCCTTGGACAGCCTCATTATATTTTTTATCATATAACTGGATCATGTCAACGGGTCCTTTTAAAAATCCGTAAGCTTCGACTAGGCATGCATATAATAAACCATTGGGAAAATTTTGACTTATATATGTTGTAGTATTTGTACTAGATAAACCAGCATCTTTCAAGATATAGTTTAGTTGAATTGTATAAGTAGCATCAGGTGTAGGTGCAACTACTATGTTTTGTTCATCCCATAAGCTGTAATATTTTGGTGTTCCAGTGTTCTCTTTAGGATTAAACTCCGACATAAAACTAGTATCTCTATATTCTAAAAAATCTCTATTGTTAGCTGAAGCAGTTCCATCAGAATCCACTATTTGAGCTGATCTAACAACTAATAAACCAGCTGGTCTACCAATGAATCTTTGACCAGCAATTAATTTAGCAGTATCATATCTTCTATTATTATCAGAATCCACTTCTCTAAATATCCTATATTCAGCGTCTTCAATGAATCCATTTAAAATAGTAGAAGTAAAAACATTAGCATCAACCTCTGTGTAATCTTTAATTTTTTGTATTAAATCTGCATAAGTCATTATTCAGAGGATCCTTTATATTTTCTAAGTATCTTATCTGATTTATCAGATCTTAATTCTTCATACATTTCAAGATGGGGATCTTGTTTTTCAGGTGTGAATATATTTTTAATCCAATTAATAAATTTTTTAATCATGGTGTTATAGTTATAGGACCAACGGAACAACCGTAGCCTCCTCCTTTTATATTTCCTGTTGTAGCAGTATCTGCATTAACTGTAAAGAAGAAGAAATTAGACAAAGCATAATCTGTTGTAACTCTTACACCATTATCAAAAAGTCCAGTTGTAATTGCATAACCAGATCCTTGAGTTATTTGTGCTCCAGTAATTCCATCAAAGTTTGGAATTGCTGCGTAAGCAAAAACAGGATTAGTTGATGTTCCTGTTCCTGGTGATGTTGTAGGCGCACCTCTAAATAAATAAGTTGTGCCGTTTGTTAAACCATGTCCAGGTGCAAAAACATTTAATACTCCGGATCCTGCTTGGTAAGTTGTAAAAGGATCTTGTGGTAACATAACAGTTGTAATAGGTTCTGTTCTATCTGGTCTTACTTGTAGTAATGCAACACCATCACCACCTATTGGTTTAGGTTCAAGTTGAGGTTGCTTAGGTTCAAACTCTGTGTAATGAACAAAAGAACCATTCCATTCTCTGACCATTTCTCTATATGGAAATTCTAAACCCGATCTATCTGATATAGCTTTTGAATGTTTTCCTGTTGCGTACTTAGACATTAAGTTCCTGGGTAATAAGCTTTAGGTGTAATAAATGTACTTGAAGCTGAACCGTCCTCTTGTAATGCTCTTTGAAATTCATCTTCGTAAACTAATTTCATTTGTTGAGTTAATTGTGGAGCATACTTCATGGATAAATAATAAGTTAATCCTGAAACCATACAAGGTATAAATCTAAAAGGCATATCAGTTGCATTTGTATAAGCACCAATATCTTGAATTCTTTTTATATAATAAAAGTGCATATCTTTAGATGCATTAGTTGAGTCTGGTGTAGGGTAAACATTTATACTAACATGATCTATAAATCTTTGTACCCAATATTGATTAGGTGTACCTTTTGATAATTTATTTGAAAATGCAGCATACGTTGATCTATCAACTTTTGTCATAGGACTATCTGATTGATCTGTTGCTGTTCTATCTGATCTTAATTGTGCTTCAAGGACATCGGATATTCCATATACACCATTAGGATTTGATGTAGCACTTGTACCATCAGAACTTGCTCTAAAAAATTTATATTCTGATTGTCCTTCAACTAAATCAAGATCTAATTCATCAATTTCCCAATAGTGAATACCTCTATTACCCCATTCTT